GGCTCTGGTTTTAGCCAATTCAGCTGCCGCGTTACGGCCGTACTCTGCCAAAGTAGTAGCGAACTGCATATCACCTAACTCAGCCGCTTGCTGCGCTACTTGCATAATTGAATTCGGGTCAGACATATCCAGACCCTGCGACAGCTGCTGGCGCTGGCTAATCATGCGCAATTGCGGGTCTTGCATACCAAATATGCCGCCGATAGCGTTACCCAAGCCTGCGCCGCCACGGTACAGACTCATCTCCGCGCGCTGGAATGGGTTTAGCTGGGCGTACTGTAGCGCTCTGGCGTCAGTTGCCTGCTGTTGCATTAAGTTGTATTGATCTGGCGTCGTGAACAGACCTAAGATTTCGCTGGCCATGTCTACTCCTTAGTATGCGTAAAAACCACCAGACCACGGGCTGGATGATGGAACTGTTGTCGGTATCGCTGGTGCAGTAGCGATTGGTCTGAACTGCCGCTCTTCAATAGGCGCTGGCGCTGTGGGGAACAACCTGTTCATGTATTGTTGTTGTTGCATAGTAGAGCCAAGGCCAGTCAAGGCAGAACCTATCGGGCTGTACGCGTTAGCCTGCTGCATCGCTTGCGCTGCACCCAAACCGCCGGTCAGTAGCGCTTGAGCGCCTGCGGTGTTGACGTTACGGCCACCTAAATTCACGCCCAACTCGAACGGCTGTAAGCCAAGGCTTTCCAGCGAGCTCACACCACCCAGATAGGAGGTGAATGGCGCCAGCGCGCCTACTTGGCCCGCTTGGAATTGACCCAGCAAACCAGCACCTGTGCCGAACAGGCCGGTACCAAACGCCAACTGTTGCTGACCCGCCTGCTGCGCTTGCGCTGCCAGCGCTGCGTCTTGCTGTGCCAGTGCGTTGTAGTAGGCTTCGAGTTCGGGGTTTGTCGCTCCAAGGCCCGCAGCGCCCGACGGGCGGGCGCCTGTAGCACCTACTGACAAGCCGCCACGGCCGGTCTGAAAGACTTGGTTGCGAAGTTCACTCAGCTGACGCTCACGGCTAGGCGCCAGCAAATCCATCTGACGCTGCATGTATTGCTGGGCTACTTGTTCGGGCGACTGCGCTAAGTAGCTCTCACCCAAACCAAACATGCGCTCGGCAGCGCCTGTCAGTGGCGCGTACATTCCTGCGGCAGCTTCGGCTTGGCCAAGCTGACCACCTAAAAGCGCCGCTAATCGGTCTTGATACGCCTTAAGTTCAGGACTGACCGCGTAACTTGCGCTTGATAGGCGCCCAGTCTTGGGGTCGAAACCAAACTGACTCGTACCAAAACGAGTCGTCATGCCGACCGGCCTAAAGCGGGACTCTTCAGCCGCTATTTTTGCTGCCGCAGTCTGCGCGCCCGCAGATGTAGCCGCCGCATCTTTGGCGGCCTCACCTTGAAGAAAGCCACCTAGCAAACTTGCGCCAGCGCTAATCAATCCACCGATAGGCATGTCAGTACCCCTTAATTAAAACGTCATCCACTTTCGCAGGGTCTTTCTCGTCCGTTGCGTGGATACAAAACCAAACACAGTCAGTAATTGCCTTGACCCCATGTGTTACGCCAGCCTTAATCTCTATACAAGCAGGCGCTTCAATAATATCTACCTTCTCGCCTGTCATTACAGCCACTTTGCCTTTGGCCAGAATCGACAGATGACTAAAGTCATGCGTGTGCTTCAAAATTGCTGTGCCTTCAGGCACAAACGCTTCTTTGGCGTACAACCCATCAGAAAAATGGTGGGTAATCTCGCCACCAACATTTTCAAGTACGGCGTTCATTATTGGCCTATAGCAATCCAATAAATGGGCTGATTAACTGTAGTCGTATTATTAACTAAAGCAACACTAAACCCAGAGGTTGTAACCGAACTTGTATTGATAGCGGCAGCACCCAAAGTCGATGTTTGAGAGTTAAGCGCCATTGTTGCGTTTATACAGTAAACATCAGACGAAAAAGAAGTCGGGAAACTTACTGACGTCCATCCACTTAATGCAGACGTTTTACCCCACTGTATTATTAAGCCACCGGGCAACTTTTGATACCCCGACGACCCTAAACTTTTTGAGAATGCAGATAGAGCACTAAGAGTTACAGCGCCGGTAGAACCATCTACAGAAGTTACGCCGTTATTAGCGATAGTCGGATTACCCGATACTCCATCACCATTAGTTACTGAAATACCAGTTCCGGCCGTAATTGTCCTAGCAGTCAACGTATTTGCCGCCGTTCTAACGGCAACACCATTAGACGCAGCGTCTGCAACAGTTCCTAAGTTTGCTCTAGCGTTTGCTGCGGTTGATGCTCCCGTTCCTCCGTCAGCAATAGCTAAATCGGTAATGCCGGTAATTGATCCGCCAGATATAGTTGCGCTTGTTGCGGTAATCGTTGCAAAAGTAGCTGTTCCAGTAAAAGAAGGGCCTGCCAAGTCGGCCTTAGTCGCGATTGCCGTAGCAATATTATTAAACTCGGTGTCAATCTCTGTGCCTTTGACAATCTTGCCAGCGTTGCCTGAAGGCAGCGAGTCTTTCGATGCAAAGTCCGTTGATTTTGTGTAATTTGACATGCCCGCTCCTTAACTTATACGGCCACGCTTGGCCAAAATCTCAATTTTTTGTATGGATAATTCAAAACCATTTACTTCAGCCTCATATCCTGTCTGGACTACTTTCCCAGAGCCCGTTGCTTGCGTTGTCAAAGTCTGAATGACGATACCGCCCGCGTATTGAGCGACTGGAACACCATTAGCACCATACTCTGCAACACCATATTCAGAAACGCCTTGCGCCGGTATCTGCTCATTTTCTGAAAGATAATTTTCAGAAAAGTCATATCCCCACTTAATAGTAACGGTTTGGTTTGACCCACCAATCACAACGATAGAGATACGTTTAACAATGGACGTTACCGACACATCACCTAAATCCGCATGGTTAGTGTAATACGCCATACGATAGGTTGAAGTGTCGTCCAAATACCCAGTGTACTTGCCGATATACCCTGTCTTGCCTATCAGTAGATCGCCGTTACGACGAGCGCAAAGCGCCGTTGGGTCAATCTGCGACCAAGTTGTGACGCGAGAGGCGCCGTCGGGCATAACAGACCTTGTGTCGAAAACGTACACTTGATTGGCGGTGGGAAACGTAATTAGATAAAACGCGTCCACTTCTGAGTAGATGGCTTTGATGGCCGACGGCGTCTCACCTGCAACCAATTGCATCAAGTCATTACGGACGTTTTTGCTCAAATCTCTAAACGGAGCAGACTTTTCTTGGATAGTTCGCATGATCGAGCGAACGCCGCTATTAGACAAGAAAACAACGTCTGTGTTCGTGCTTTGTATCGAGTCTCTCCACTGGCAACCGATACCAATTACCGTGTCATACAGCGACATCGTCGATGGGGCTGTCGCGCCTTGGTAGACCAAAATCTGGCGTTTGCCAAAAATAAACAAAAAGCCGTTGTGCGCTGCCAACCCGGTTATTTCATCCGCGCCATTTGGCCAGACGGAATTGATGTTTAGCGTACCTGACGTGCCGCCTGTATAGACATGACCGGAGAGCAAATCAGAAAACGTCAGTGTTACTTTGTCGGAGTTACTTCCTGCGATCCACAAACGGCCGTAAGCGGAAACTACAATATTGCCCTGCGGCACTGTGCCGGCATAGCCTGTCTTTTCGCTAACGCGCCGATACGTAGTGGTACTGACCGCCGGATCGTATATCAACGGGTCGTGGCCTGCTTGAAAAAAGTAAGTAATGCCGTTCAACGACGCGCACTGCCAGTTACTTGCGCTGATTGTTGGGGCGGTACCTCCTCCCCCGTAGGTGAGCTCAGTCAGACTTGTGCCACTCAATTTAAAGAGCTTGTTGTTGCCCGCGCACAACACAGTCACGTTGCCATCTGATTGCACCAGTTCATGGATGACGCCGACGTCGTTTGAGCCTAAATTGCCCGTGCTGGTGTTGACCTTAGCCCAACCTTTGCGCGCGCCCATACGGCCATACTGGTCCAAAATGCAGTTTTGAGCGGTCAGCGCAAAGCCCGCCGCCAAATCCAGCGGCGAATCCTGGGTGTTTAAGCCATAAAACCCAGGCGCGGAGATCGAGAATCGCTCAAGTGTCTGGCTCATACCGCGACGAACTCCTGCATTTCAGGGAAGCGCGTAGCCTCCAGCGCGATGTAATCCGACAACATCGAGCGGTAGAGGTTGTACGCTTCAGAGGAGGACAAGCCCCCATCCTCGCCGCGCTCAACCAGCGCGCGGGCATAAGCGTTTTGCTCGATCAGCTTGTAATTAACAAGCGGCTCGTCACCGTCAGCCGTTAAATCCGCTTGCGGCACGCACAAGAAAAACTTGATGGTATAGACGCCGTTGGGGATGCCGTAGAACTGCACCTTGGCGTCGCCGTTGCCGTCCACCCCCTCAAAGCAATATTGCGTTGGGATGTTCTGGACGATCGGGGTGAAATTCTGCCGCCGGCGCATATCAGCCACTGAGATCGGCTGCATAACGACGTTGCTAGTCGTGTTCAGTGGGTCGCTGGTGACGCGGAATTTCTGGCCGGCGCCGGTCAGCGCGTATTCGTACGTGCCAGAGACGGTGCTAAGGGTAATTTCTTGGCCGAGAGCATTCCAGTCGAAAGAGTCTTCGATCTGACGCTTGGCGTCGTTGACGAACTTGCCGATTAGCTGGGAGTAAGAGGTCAGTGCGACCGTCGAGACAGACGGCTCGCGCAGGCGCCCCATGATGGAGTTG